ATTACTGTTGATATATTATTTTCTTTTAAATAAGGGAAAAAAATATTATCATAAAACTTCTTGAAATACTCTGAAAAATGTATTGAATCATTTCTTGCACCGAAATGTTGATCAGTTATACAAGCAATCTTCATTTGAAATAATCCTTTAATATTTCATTATAATATTCTCGAAGTTCAGTATTATCAGATGATACATCAATATCAAAGAGCTGTGATATATCTGATCGATGAATTAGCCCACGTTTAACATCTCGTTGCTTATTTTCTTTTTGGATCCTACGAATAAAGGCATAATATATTATTTGAGTAAAGTAAGAAAATGGATTACTTGATTTTTCTGGATTGAAATTGTGTGCATAGGCTATACAATTTTCTATTCCGTCTAGTATCATTTCATCTTTATAAGTATAATTCCTGAAATTAGGTTTAGTTGCTAGATTCTTTGCTATCTTCATGAAACAGACAGCTGCTTTATCAGATATAGTAGGTCTTCTTTCTAGATTCTTATCCAGATAATTCTGGTAGTTTATCCTATATCCAATCATTTCTTCTAGAAATTCTTTATTATCAACATAATGAACTGGTTTATCTTTTATCTTTGACATTATATTTTCTCTTATTTAAAATTATATTATAATACATTTTTCATTAATTGTAAATACAGATATTTTAAGGTAGGTTACGAAATCCTACTGGCCTAGTCCCTGTTAATTCAGGGGTCTTAAGTGGACTCATATTATCGCCCCGACCCGATTACTTTATCACGTTTTGCTTGTACTGACTCAGTGAATGGATGCACCAAAACATGGGTTTCGGTGGTAGCCTTTACAACCCGATAGCTTTCGACTCAGACGGTTGTTATAGTTTATTGTACTGTTTAATATTATATCACATAAATCTTCTAATGTAAACTATAAATTAATTACCTCCGTTGAAACATCGAATTCAGCTTCGTTGTAGATATTGTAACGAGCGTAAAAATGATTGAGTGTGTAATTCTTTCTTTTACCTTTTCTAATATCATCTGCTATATCATATACATTACATTTATCTTTAGAATCATGAACCCTAAGACCTCTACCAATAGATTGAAGGACTCGTACTTGGGACTTAGTTGGGAATGCAAAAATAATGTTGTGAAGATTCTTAATATTAATTCCGGTTGAATACGTTTGGTATGAGGCTACAATTATGACATCATTATTAGCTTCGGTCACATCCCTGGTTTCTTCTCTTTCCTCGGATTTAACCATACCAGAAATATATCTAACATTCTTTGAGGTTAATGCTCTAATTTGTTTAGTTAATGGAATACCATGCTTCTCAACGTATTGGAAGAGAACTAGTGTATTACCCTCTAGACTTATAGCAAGACGAGAAATAAATTGATTTCTTGATGCATTGAGAACAAGATAATCACATTCCTCTTGATATGTCTTAACTCGCATTGCTATCTTTTTATCCTCGACAGAATGATTTAGTATAAGAGCGTTTATTTTAAGTTTTGATATTGTACCAGCGTCCATTAATTCTTTGGTGGACACAACCTTCTTCGGTATATCAAATAATCCAGAGAGAACTAATTTATTAGATTCGGTTCCATCAAGTGTTCCGGTTAATCCAAATCTATACTTACAGGTTGGGAGTTTCTCCATAATAGACTTGAGAGATGCTGCTTTAGCAAGATGCGCCTCATCAACGAATATAACACCAAACTCATCGAAATATGGTCTCTTTTCTTTGTATACAGATTGCCATGTTGAGATGTATATTCTTTTTTCTGATTTTTTATCTTTCCCCGCAGTAATCATGTGGCAATTACTCTCAGAATCGAAACCATAATCCACAAAATCTTTAAACATTTGCGATACAAGGGATATAGTCGGTACTAATAATAATATCTTTTGATCTTGTTTAAGAAGATAATATCGAATTAGGCAGTAAATGATTAAAGATTTACCAGATGCAGTCGGACTTACTAGAAGAGCTCTATTTTGCTTTATTGAATGATATATAGCTTCAGTTTGATAATCCCTTAACTCAAGAGGAATATTGAGATGATTTATGAATTCTGTGACATCACTTTTATCTGTCCCATTAGATTCGTCGAATACAGAGAATGTATAACCTCTGGTATCAGCAAACCTAACCACCTCGAATTTAAGACCATAATATATAAGAGAGGTCTTGAGATTAAAGAGTCTTATTTTCCCGTCCCATGCCCGAGTCTTATATGCCGGCATGAATTTCGCACCAGGAACTTCGAAGGTGAAATGATCAGATAACTCTTGCGCTATACCTTTATCGGTCGATATAGATACGAAGATGTCATTTTTCTTGGTAATTATTAAATCTGATTTATTATTTGTTATATAATCCACTAATTCCCCGCCTGAAACTTTTCCCACTCAATTATATTTCTAATATGAAAAGACCTTGCACTTATTTCTTTTAATTTTTTCTCGAGGTCTTTCTCTTGTATTTCAAAGGATATGATTTTTTTCTTAAGCTCTATAATATCAGAATCACCGGAAATATATATAGAGACATCGGATTTTAATACCTTTTCCGGGAGAAGAAATTCTAAATAAACTGACGGATCGGCTTTACCGAGATAATATTTCCATTTATCTAGATATAAAACATCGTATTCCATTTTATACCACTTTAGTTTAGCTAGAACCTCATTATACTGATTCATGTACTTCGAGTATATTAGAGGTGTTTCTGCAGATTCTATAGTAAGTTTAGTTATATCAATTTTATCTAGATCCATTCACTAATTATACTACAATTCAATCCAATTGTAAACTATTTTGCTCTCACAAAATGGAATGATGTGTATTCAAAATCTACCGTAGCGGTTGGAAATACTATACCGGCATCCGTTGTCGTGAGTTCGAGTGAACTGAGATTGATTGGAAATGAATCCTTAAATGTGTAGGTACCCACTAATGCATGAGAAGAATTGTGTATTAATATCTTTGAATCAGATATCGCCTCGTCAATTTTTTCGTATTCCGTATCTCTTATACTTATTAACCAATCTGAGATTTCAGTATAATTCAATAAATCTTCATCAACTAGAAATGTTAAAGACAGTGGGGTGAATACTAACTTATCACCGGGATGTTTAACATCCGCGAATCTAGATATTTGAGTAGTAGCTTCTAGTGATATAGATGGAATCGACATTTCAGTACAAGAGAATTCGACCCGGGGAAACGATTTATTTACAAATTTAAAATGCGAATTATTATAAGGATTCATGGCAGTACCGAATTAGTATAGAGAATAATATTTATATTCAAAGGAGATCTACCCCTATTGCTTCAGAGATATTGGAATATCCATCACGTTCAAGGAGCTTAACAAGACCCATATTGATTTCTGCAGAAATTTGTGGTCCATGAAAGATCATACCAGTGATAAGATGTATTAATGTTGCACCATTCCGTATTTTATAATATGCGTCCTCTGGTGTATCACAACCACCAATACCAACAACTATGAAATCGTAGTCAGAATCTTTAATGTGTTGGGCACATACTCTAATGATATGGTTGGTCATTGGTCTGAGAACGTGTCCGGACATACCACCCTTATCATAAGGCATAACTCTTTTTTCGAATTTACCTTTATGAAAAACGTGTGTAGTTATGTCATCCTCGGGAACTAAGTCTCTCTTGGTTGTGAGATTGCAAGTCAATATACCATTAATACCGTATTCATGCATAACATCAATCATTTCCCGAATTTCATCGTCCGTATGATCTGGCCCAATTTTACAATATAAAGGTACATCTTCAAGACCCATTAGTTCTCTCATCGACCTTAACTTCAGCAATAATTCCGCTAGATTATCCATATTAAAAAATGGATTAGATACCCCAAGATTAGGACAGGATAGGTTTATGGTTGTATAATCCCCAAAGGGAGCAAGTCTCTTATATGATGTTAATAGATCATCGATCGCCTCGAGAGAACCAGAAATGCCATTTGTCGCGGATACTGATACACCACATACCCCATTAACAGATTTCCAATCAGATGCGATAGTATCTCTGACATGCTCCGAACCAGAATTATTCAGACCATACCATACATTAATAGACTCAGATTTAACGGCTCTCCATAGACGAACCGGTGGATTTCCGGGATGCATATGTTTTGAAAATGAACCGAGTTCAATACCAGAGAATCCGAGATCTTGGATAACCGAGGGGAGTACCCCATATTTATCAAATCCTGCAGAAATGAGGAGTGGATTATTATAATAAACACCATTCACATTCTGAATTAACATATCATTATCATAGCGATACAGGAATTTCAGCAGAGATTTCGAACCGGGCATCTTCTGGAGCGATACCATAATATTTTT